CCCAACCAATCGTTTCGTGTGTGAGTGATCCATGTATCTTAATCTTTTTTCGTACGCATCATTCATGAATTCCAAGAGTTGCTCTTTGTTTGGTTTGCCCCACTGCATACCTTTCTTAAACAAGAAGTCATCATTCTGCAACTCTTGAAGTTCACAATCGATCGTGTACGGTGTTTTTACATATTCGGGTGCACCCCCGTAATCCGTAATGATCACAGGTTTATCACGCATTGCCGCTTCTACAGCACCCATACCGACGCCTTCAGAGCTCGAAAAGCTCACGTAACAGTCTGAGAGTCTGTGTATCTTATCCATTTCTTCGTCAGATACCAGACCATTGATGACTTCCACATTTGGTAATTTTATTTGAACTGGTTGATTGCACGTGGCTTTCACGATGAGTTTGGCGTCCGGTTTATTGAGACGCACAAACGCTTCTAAAATGCCCCTAAAATTCTTACGTTGGTCCATGATGTTTCCTATGTGGTAAAACGTGTATTTGTCCGTGTGAGGAATGTGTGCCCGTACTACATAGAATTCCGTGTTTGGAAATTGTCTCGAAAAAACCTTTTTACAGAATTCACTCGGTACCGCGATCCGGTCAAATAATTCAAAAAGTTTCCCGTAGTCTTCGTGTACTGTTTCGGTTTCACATACAGTCATACAGTGAAGGTGTTTGACTTTGCGTTTTAAATCCGGAATCCTATTTAACCAAAAATCAGTTGGGAGTGCAAATATAAAAGCTCGTTCACACGGAGGAATTTCTTCTTGAATTTGAACATATTTCCAATCTGGGAATAGATCCGTGTATTTCTTCGCGTGTTGCCCGATTCCACTCAGTAAAGTTGGTCCAATCACCAGCATTACATTTAAAGATAATATTTCCTTTATGTATATTATAATGGAATCTCTCAGGCAAGAAATCCGCGATGAAATGAAGTCCCTCCGTGTCAACAAGAAGCATGTCTACGACATCTTGTTGCGATTGGTTGACGAATTGGACAGTGCCAAGTCAGCTCCAGCTCCAGCTCCAGCTCCAGTTGTTGAACCAACTCCAGGTCCGGCTCCAACTCCAGCTCCAGCTCCAGTTGCCGAAGCTCCAGCTCCAGTTGTTGAACTAAGAACTCCAACTTCAACTCCAACTCCAGTTGCCGAAGCTCCGGCCCCAGTTGAAGAAGCCCCAAAGCCAGCGCCGGTGAAGAAGGTCGTCAGACGTACTAGAAAGAAGGCTGCGGAGGAACCGAAACTGTCTGCTTAGATATGTAATAAACACCACCTAATATGAGAACTATCAATAAAACAAGATAGCTAAAAGGGTATTTCTTAGTTTCCTTTCTAGCTTTCTCTAATTGATCTGCATCGGGGAGTTTTTTCACGTTGTGATTGAGGTTATCTATCTTCCCCATGAGACGATCGAGTGCATCCAGAATCTGCAATTCTCTGTTTCTTGGTTTTTTCTTTACATCTATGGTCGTGATTTCTATGATCATGTAAAAGGACACGGATGGTTTAAGAAGTTCATAGTCTCCATCACCCTGCGACTCATAGAGTTTGAAATGTGTTTTTTGGATGGATATTGGATTAAACAGAGATGTTTGTCGTTGGAACGATCTCCATTGTTTGTCTCTCAAAATGAATGAATTGCTCCCGGAGAATGTACGCTCCAATGGTATGCGTGTCAGTATTTGTCCGTTTCGTTCGTCGAGTATTTGGGCTCTTTTGGGTATGTCATCGCATACGACATCTATGTATTTGGATACATCTGTGTTACCAGCGGAATCAGATTCGCCCACTTGTGTCACGTAAAAATCAACCACTTTGAATCCTATCACTTTTGTCATGTCCTCCATGTGTATGTTTGAGTCGAGTGAAAAATCAATCGTAAATGTGTTGTTAGACCCATTCACGAATTCTGAATCAACTGTGATGTACTGGACTTTCTTCGGTACCTCGTAGAGATCCATCTTGTATTTAAGATAGATAAAAAAAGAAGTCGTTAAACACGTAATGTGGTGGCTTTACCCACGCGCTTTCTGTTACGCTTTTGCTACTACCTGGATATACAGGTACATCAGAGGGACGTTTGTCGTGATCGCACACGTCCCAGAATACATCGAAGATTTTATGGACGAATTCTCTTGGTCTAAACTCGGCGACAAACCAAAGAGATTTTTGAGAACTATTCAAAGTGAACATAAAAAGCTTGAAGAATATCATCTAAGTAAGAAGAAGGAAGAATGAGTTTTTACACAAGATTGCTTAGTTACTTGTCTCCCAGACAAGAGGAACCTAAGTACATATACGATCAAGGTGACTACGAGGTAGTCATCGCAAAAAACGAAGTCGGGGAAAAGATAATTCTCCATTTTCAAAAACCTTATAAAGGTGTGGTGCATGTATAATGCAAGATGACTGCTTCTCTCTCACGACCGATGACTACCGCCTCGCGTTCTGCCAAGCGACGAGTTCGCTCTGCAAAGACGTACAAATCCTCATATGGCAAGGGATTGTCCATTCCAATGAAACACCGAAATGTCCAGATGCACCAAAAAAGCCGAGAACATTCAATCAATACACTGAACATCGGGGAACTAAATGTTCTCCTAAGAAACTTACGTATGAACCAGATTTATGGTGATGGACACTCTCAAATTTATCAACCCGCCATTGATCTCGTTAAAAATCGCCTTTATCAATTGAGGGCTGAAGAAAGTATGGAAAATGTGAATGAGTACATTTACTGTTGTTCTGAACTTGAAAGATACAGGGATATCGAAAATCGCAACATTGAAAAGGAACGTTTTTATAGTAAGTTCAAGCACTGGACTCCAAGTGAAAGACACGATGAATATGTTTCTGATGATAAATTGGCGGAAGTTCAAGTTCGACTCTATGAAATCAGTGAGCGATGCCGTGATTTTGAAAATCGTGAACGCGTTTTTAAGGAGAAGACGTTTGGTAAACGTCTCGCGAGTAGGATAGAGTTTTAATAAAATGCACTTAAACAAATGAAACGTAAATGATACAGATAACCAAATAAGATGTTCCTCTCTACCGAACTCGTGAAGAATGCGACCTTTTTGGAAAGAATGCAACACATGGATTCGTTGTCGAGCCGTTTCTGTGGTAAGACGTGTGAAGTGTGGGGCTTGTCCTCCAAGTACTTTCCGGGCAAGTTTATGCCCGAAAACACAGACGGATATTTGTGTTTCATGGGTATTTCCCCGGAAAAGTTGAAGACGTCTTATGGTCACGTACACTTTATCGAATTTGGTCACGAACCACTTCCCGACACGGAATACGAAGACGAGGTTGGACTCCTTGATCACATGTATTTGATTTATGGTGAAAAGATTTCCCGTGAAGAACACGATTCGGATGAAAACATTGTCTACGTGTACCCAAGAGTTATCAAGGAACATGATGTCGATTATTGGCTTGAAATCGCCGAAAACAACTGGGGTATCAAGGACCGAAATGGGCTCAACGAATTCATCGAAGATAACGAACTCGAAGATCACGTGGACTGGCAAATGCTTTACGATAATTTGCCCAAGATTTACTACCCAAGTGAGCGTGTCTACTCGGATTACGAGAGTGAATCCGAATCCGAAATCGAGGAAGGTGAAATCATATCCGATGACGAGTCGGAAAACTACAGTGAAACTGAAACCGACAGCGACAGTGAAACGTCTACGGACATCGAACCGCCTTCAAAAAGAAGAAAATACGTCGACTATTCAGACACCGAATCTGAGATCGACGAGACCTAATTGCATCTTTCAACCGTGTTTATGCAGAGCGGGTAAAAATGGATTTTGTGTTAAACATAAACAAGAGGGAGATGCAGTAGACGCGTTAGTTAAACTTAAATCAAGCTTTTAATAAATATTTACAGTATCTTTCATTCAAATTCCCCATAGGCGAATACTCGAAAAATAGGTGGACGAGTGCTCCAGTGAGAACGAGTGCTCGTGTATCTTTCACGAATTTGGTAACACCCGTATATATAAGTAGTGTCAAAATACCTATGAGAATAGCCTCGATGAGAACGAGTGAGAATGGACGCGCAATCATTAAAGTTCACTAAGAAAAAAATACCTAAGTGGTCACTCGGTACATTCTAAAGTATACAATAAAAATCATCATGGCTGAAATCGCGTACCTCACCGACCTTGTTAAGTCTCTCATCGATGAAGTGAAAACGCTTCGCGTGGAGAACCAACAACTTCACGAAGAAGTCAAATCTATCCGGGAAGAAATGAAACCAAAGAAGCGCGTAGCAAAACCAAAGGAACCCACTGAAAAGTGTGTTTGTAAAACCATCAAGGGAACGCCGTGTAAAAACAGTCGTTTACCTGGAAAAGATGTGTGTGCGAAGCACGTAAACGCGAAAGAACCTGTGGCGAGTACGTCTACTACACCCCCACCTCAAAAGAAAGTGAGGACAAAGAAACCGATTGTCAAGAAGGTCGTCCCCGTACATAATCACCCAATTGGGCAACCACCTGAAGAGGGTGTCATTTGTGAACTTTGTGAAACACACGGAGATCTTTTAGATCCAGATATGCCCGATGCAGAATTTGAAGTCGTACCCGTGAACGGACAATCTCTAGAAGAGCGCCTACGTATCATGTTAGAGAGTGAAGGAGAATAAAAAAATAACATGTAATAAGTAAAAATGAGTGACCCTGTACGTAACATGATGTCCCTATTGGATGAGCACAAAACTGCTCTTCCAGAAAATGTATATCTCGAGATGTGTAATGAACTCAAAAAGATGTACGCATCTGGAGATACGGTCCGTGATAATTATATATTGAATCTTACAAATGACTATCTAGGTCTCATGGAACAAAACGAAACACTCCGAAAAGAAATCACACAAATGAAGCGTGATCTCGTGCGCGCGAGAATGGCACGCTTCGATGACGTATCCGTTCCCGTGTCTAACTCTCGGACGTTTTTAGAAAATTTATTGGGTGCTTCTAATGTAAATCAAACAGAATTGACACACGAAGACATTCCTTTACCACCCCTTCGTATTAGATTTTAGATGACTAATTGTTTCTCGTGACCAACTTTGAGTGTAGTGTTTACGATCACATCGTATCCCGCATCTGTAATGTTTTTACAGAACGCCACATCTTCGGAGCACATATCTCGTACGAGTGTTCCATCTTCTCGTTCTATTTCTTGTAATGGATAAGAAAAATAAGGATACTTTAATTTCTCTAAAACTTCTCTTCGTATCGCCATAAAACCCATACCATTGTATGCGACTTTCATGTATTTAGGTGCACCTTCAAGGTCTTCAAGACGCAAAAATTTAAATGAGCCATATTTTTTAAAGTAGTCCAAGTCCCAATTCTTCACGGCCGCGTAGTGCTTTAGGTCAGTCATTCTGTACACACCAGAGACTACCGGGTGTTTATCGGTGTCTTCGATGAGTTCTATGATTTGTTCTGGTATGAAAAACATATCACTATCTATGGTGACCCATACGTCATAATTTATGTTTCCACCAAATGGCTTTTGTTCGGAACCTCTCAATACATCGAGACCGAGTGTTTTCATGCGAGCAAATGACACGAAACTACTATATTCATTTACCAATGCTACCTTGTACCCCCTTTTCGTCAGTTCTAAAAGTGTTTTAGACCAGTTCATGAGAAATGACCCGGAGAATGTTCTTCCCGGAAATGCTACGATCACACTCTTCATTACATGAAACTATATAAAAGTCTTTAATAATATTAAGATGCATCATCTCGTGCGAATGTTCTACTTTGAGATGAAGAGACAGCTCGCGCATACGATAATCACAGAGGGCATAGGAAATTTCTTGAAACGAGTGTTTTCGTTCAACAAACATAAAGCTATAGCGCGTGATATTGGTAAGTAATAATGAGAACTAGACGAGTGCGAAAAACTAGAAACGACGACCCGGACTACGTGGTTGAAAACGACACGGATGATGAACTCGAACAATACTACGAAGTTCCACCTAAACCATACTACGGGAACGGATTCAAGATTACGTTCGATAGCCGTGCTGAGAAACACCGATTCATGCGAACCGTGGGTTCTAAATATTTGAGTAAGCTCTGAGTTTACGTGTTATGCATGATGGGTGGTGGCGTGTAGTTTTCCATCTTTCGGGTAAACGCCAAGTAAAGGGCGAGTACGATGACAAACACTATGATGGCTACGTCCCACGCAGGTTTGCTTTTTCTACCCCAGCTCACGGTGAAGAAAACGCCGAGGAATACACCGAGTGCTCGCAAAAGTATTTCGAGGTAAATATTCATTTAGTATAAATATATATTTTAATTTTGCCTAAGTCACCTGTCGACCTTGTAATATTCATATCAAAAATGAACAACTTCACATTCGACGAGTGTAGATCTCGCGCTAACGATGCTTTATCTACACTCGAAGGACAATCTACCACGAAAGAAGACCTAGAAAGATGTTTGAAAGATTGGTACGACCGAGGAAATAATTATTGTTTGAGTATGAGGGGTGTTAAACACGCGTATAGGCGAATGTCTAAAAAACCATGGGCAACCAAAGAATGGGTGTCTATGAGAGATATCAAGTTGTACAAATTTATGATGGACAAGTTTTCAAATGTATTTTGGGAAAAGGTTTGGGGCAAGCATTCACTCATCCCAAGATCTCCTAAATTCAAATATTTTCACGACGTGGATGAAACTTTGCGTTCTGAAAAATTCTACAAGATGTGTCGGTGTGAAATAGATAAAATGTAATATGACGAATATGTTGAAAAATTAAATAAAACGTATACCTAAGTCGGATTAAAGAGATAGAGGGTTTAGATAATTAGGGTTAGTATAATAAAGGAATGAATAAACAAAAATTCAATCGTGAGCTACTCGAAAAAATTCTCACTCGAGATAGTGCGATTCTTGATGATACCAAACAGCTACCGAATCCACTCAATCGCGATTCTCGTATTTCATTCAAGTGTTCTTGTGAGACACCCGATACAAAAAATTTTCGCATGATGGTCGAGAATAGTGGTGCACGTTGTAAATCCTGTACCAAACATGATAAGCAAAACAAAATTAAAGCGACCTGTCATGAAAGGTATGGTGCAGATAGCCCATTACAATGCACTGACGTTAGAGAAAAAATTAAAGCGACCTGTCGTGAAAGGTATGGTGCAGATAACCCATTACAATGTGCTGACGTCAAAGAAAAAGTTAAAGCGACCTGTCGTGAAAGGTATGGTGCAGATAACCCATTACAATGTGCTGACGTCAAAGAAAAAATTAAAGAAACTCTTCGAGAAAGATATGATGTAGAACATCCATCACAAATTTTTGAGGTCAAGGAAAAGAAGAAAATGACATGTTTAAAAAACCATGGTGTACCATACCCGACACAAAGCGTTGAGGTTAGGGAAAAGGCAAAAGCGACTAATCGAGAAAAGTATGGTGTACCATACCCGATACAAAGCGCTGAGGTCTTAGATAAGATAAAAGAGACTAATCGAGAAAAGTACGGTGTAGACTGGTCGTGGCAAAGTGATGAAGTCAAGGACAAAATTAAAGATACTAATATAGAAAAGTATGGTGTACCGTACCCTTTACAAAGCGTTGAGGTCTTGGAGAAGATGAAAGAGACTAATCGAGAAAAGTATGATGTAGACTGGTCGTGGCAAAATGCTGAAGTTAAGGACAAAATTAAAGAAACTCTTCGAGAAAGATATAATGTAGAACACCCGGCGCAATGCACCGAGGTCATGGATAAAATGAGAGCGACCATGTTAGAAAATCATGGTGTAGAATACTCTATGCAAAGCGCTGATCTTAGAGAAAAGGCAAAAGCGACCTGTCTCGAAAACCATGGTGTAGAAAATCCATCACAAAGCTCTGAGATCAGGGAAAAGGCAAAAGCGACTAATATAGAAAGGTATGATGTACCATACGTGTGTCAAAATGCCGAGATTTTAGAGCGCGCACAGAAAAGTGCATACAAACGAAAAGACTACACCACACCCGGTGGTCAGGTATGGTCTCTACAAGGTTATGAACATTTTGCTGCACCTAAACTCATTGATGAGTATGGTGAAGATGATATAATATCCGATATAAAAGAAGTTCCACAGATTACGTGGGTAGATTTAAATGGTGTTGAACGTAAATATCACTGTGATTTTTATGTCAAATCACACAAGGTCATTATCGAAGTCAAGAGTACATGGACAGAAAGCAAAGATATTGAAAAAATTGCGGCGACACGTGAACATGCTAATGCACTTGGTTATGGGTATAGACTTATTGTTATCGACAAACAAGGTATTTGGATTCGAGACGAGTTATCGCCATCCATTCTCGGTGCGAAAGGTGGAGAATCCGCTAACATAAGACTTGCATAAGCCGGGTTAGTGATAGGGCATGGAAGAAACAAACCTAAGTCGGATTAAAGAGATAGAAAAGTTACTTCAAAAAATCAAGAACTCATGCGCTGCCAAGACTGCAAAACCTGCTTATCTGCTATCAAGAAGGGACACCTCGAGTGTATGAAGACCTTCAACTACGAAAAATGCAAGAAAGCTCCTGAAACTGCTGCTCTCTACAATCACCTGGAAATCTACAACTTTCTCAAGACAAATCCAAGACAAATTTCTCTTGAGAAAGAAATAGAATTTTGTGCCAAGAATAAGTGGTTGGATGAATACTATGCGTTTTTATATAATTATACCTATTTCGACAACGAGGCCAGATTTAGCACCATTCGTTACATGATGTATGCCGCCATCAAACATGGTGACTTGACTATGATGAACAGTGTGTATACATATGGAACTACAACTTTCCATGAGGCTTTTGCTGAGATTCGATCTATGGATAATGCTACTTCCATCGCCGTCAAGACTGCTGACCCTGAAAAGATTGAGAGTGTTTATCAGATGTTCTGGGACAGATCCGAAGATTGGTCTCCGAGTGATTTTAATGATGCTATCATTACTGGAAACCTCGATGTTCTCGCCAAGGTTATTCAAATGTGGAAGGAATCCCCCACCGGTTTGGTGAGTGTTGAAAACACAATTAAATTGGCTACTATCACGAATAACAGAATTGATATGCTCAAATTGCTAGACAGAGAAATCAATGGGTATCCACCAGGCATGTTGCATGAAATGCGAAACACGAGAGGTCACTCTACACGAGCTCGCCAGGAAATGAACGCATATGTTTGGAGAAAAATGTTTCCCACGCAACGTGGAAACGCTACGGGAATCGTTGAACGCGATAGAATTGAACAACGTCAAGTCACCGCTGCACCCGTAGCTCCAGTTCGAGAAAAGGTGACCAATCTCCAAAAGGCCCTCGCCGTGATTGAGGATTGTGATATCCCCGAAGGCAAATACTTGGAGTTGTGTAACCTCCTCATGGATGTTCACAAACGGGGTGTTAGAGCTTAGAAAAATAGGCTTGTATTATATAAATGATTCGAACACAAATATTTTCCTTCCCAGTTTTTGGGCGTAAAAGAAGAAGAAGGCGTCCTATATATCATAGTTCCGGAGACGATGATATATGGGATGTAGACCCAGATGATAAACGACGGGTTAACGAGAATAAAAATTGGCGAAGGCATCATCCAGAGGAAGAAGTGTGGGACATAGATAAAGAACGGGATGCGGTCATGTATAAGAGGGAAGCACTGGAAGCGTGTTTGAGGGTGGAGTATGTTGAAAAGGAAGATGAAGAAAATGAACAAGGTTTAGAAAAATAGACTTGTATAATATTATGGAAGTATCTTCGTATATATACAAACGAATGAAACTTCGAGAAAAGTTCAAACTGTACTGGTTACGTAAACAATTTGATTACGCCTACTCGCGCGTCGAATTCTATACCTCGCGCATGTCTTCGAGTAACATAGCTAATAAATTGAGACTGATACGAGCCTGTAAATGGGAAGATCGTATGTATGCGAAAGACCAGGAGATACACGATTACGTGGATAAGATGAATTTAAAATATGCATGAGTATTATATAATGGCGACACAACAAAAAGAAAAGAAAGGTCCACCAGTTTCGGTTATAATAGGTGGAGTGAGTGTAGCTTTGCTACTCGGGGGCATCGTCGTTTATGCGATGAGACAAAAGAATAATGTCCAATAAAAGTAATGAGCATAGACGCGAATCCAAGTATCAAAGAAATCGCGACTACATTTGGGGATACACCACCGTATTCTATGTCAGAACTCTATGGTCTTAACTTCTCCAGCGGAAACGCAGTCACATCTGGGACCATAAGTTTGAGTGGATTTAGAAATAAGACGGTGGAATCTATATTAGATGAGACTAAAGTATGGTCATCTGATGGGGCAGCGGGTGATTATTTTGGTATTTCTGTGTCTATATCGGATGATGGTTCGACGGTCGTTGTGGCGACAGATAGACATGAAGACAATAGGGGTGCGGCATACATATTCGAAAAAGTCAACGGTGTATGGACCCAAATGGCAAAACTCACAGCGTCTGATAGGGCAAGCTTTGACAAATTTGGTCGGTCCCTCACCATCTCGGGTGATGGTTCTACGGTCGTTGTGTCGGCACGCCAAGTTGATAACTTCAATGGTGCGGTGTACATTTTCAATAAAGGGGGTAGTGGGTGGTCTAGTATGACAGAAACAGTCAAACTCACAACATCTGATGTAGAATATCTAGACGAAGTTGGTAGTAGTCTCTCTATATCGGGTGATGGTTCCACGTTCGTTGTGGGGGTACACGCAGATGATAACAGGAAGGGTTCGGCATACATTTTCGATGAAGAGGGTGGTGTATGGACCGAAACAGTCAAACTCACATCATCTGACGGGGTAGAGGATGATGTTTTTGGTTGGTACGTCGCCATATCAGATGATGGTTCGACGGTCGTTGTGGGAGCATACGACGATGGAAACGGTTTGGGTGGGGCATACATATTCGAAAAAGTCAACGGTGTATGGACCGAAATGGCAAAACTAACGTCGACTGATAATGTTGGACCTAATAATTTTGGTAGTAGTGTCTCTATATCGGGTGATGGTTCTACGGTCGTTGTGGGGGCATCAAGAGATGATACCTACACGGGTGCGACATACATTTTTGAGAAAGGGGTTAGTGGGTGGTCTAGTATGACAGAAACAGCCGAACTCACGACATCTGATGTTTTGGGAACTTATTCCCGCTTCGGTGAGTCCGTCTCCATTTCTAACGATGGTTCTAAAGCCTTTGTGGGGGCAGAAGGTGTGGATGCGGTATACATTTTCGAGAAAGGGGGTAGTGGGTGGTCTAGTATGACAGAAACGACCAAACTCACAGCATCTGATGCAGGGGATGATAGCTTTGGTGGGCGTGTCTCTATATCGGGTGATGGTTCTGTGTTCGTTGTGGGGGCATACTTGGATCATATTACTACTAATGGTGTTCAAAAAGACTATCAAGGCTCGGCCTACATTTATGAAACGCGATATTTCGTCAATTAATTTCCATATACAAAATTATTCGATCCTCCTCCGAAAGGTTTTCGGCCCAGTGAGGGTGTCTCGCGTCTAGAACAATGTGTTTCCCATTTTCTTCTATGACGTCTCCAATTTTAGAGTGGTGTAGAATGCAGTACCCGAATGGTACATCTATACCTAAATGATACGTAAACTTATAGTTAGGTCCTACGTCGTCAGTGTGTAGTTTGAGTTTAACTCCACCTTTCATGAGTGAGAATCCTGCGACCTTTATGCCCTCGATAGACGATAAGAGTGCGTGGGTCTTCGGACACAATTCACAGTTTCCAGTCACGGGGTGTCCATCCCATACGAGTGGCCAACTGATCCAGTCTTCCGCCACGTGGTCTTGACCGCCTTTGAGCCATCCGTGTTTACCGGATGCATACATGGCTACGACTTCTTTCAGGTGTTCCGACCCAACCCATTCTCCTTCTTTTCGGGGTGTTTCGGATATGAATTCGCGGGGAAGTTTGCGCACCTCCTCGCGGATGGTTTTGTAGTGTTCTTTTAACTCTTTCAGGAGCATCTTACACGTGTGGCGTCTTATTTTTTTATCTCGTTATTTTAAATGTCACCACCAAAAACTATAAATTCGCCACTCATGAAACAGATGAACAAAGAAATCAGTGCTATGAAGAGAGAAATAAACGCACTCATTAGGGCCATCACACCAAAGAAACATGTGTCTACTAGAAAAAAATCTACTAAAAAGTAAATGTACTCTTTATTGTGTAAACCGATAATACTTCCACCACCATCACCACAGACACAAGACGTCATGATGATGGGTGTTAAAACGTGTAGAATAGTAGTCGTTCGTCCTACCCAAAAGGAGAACGTATATGAACTAGAGGTCATCGAAGATGCTCCACCATTAACAGTTGACTAAAGAAAACACGCGATGCATTCGTAAGTATGGATGATCTCAAAAATGCGATGCAAATCATAGACAGACACGCAGATAAGTTACCCGAAGGGGAGTATCTGGAGTTCTGCAATCTCATGCGTAATTTGTACGAAGATAAACAAGGTAACGTAGACGACGTGAGAAGTGTATTTACGGGTGTATACATAGAACAAGAAGGGTTCGAGCAGGATGCGTCCGACTATTTTCAAAAACAGTTCGAGGAACGCATGTATGACATGGATATACGTTTGAAATCAAATGAGATGGACTTAATACGTGAGATGATACGCGAACTCAGACCTTTACAGAGAATCACAAAGAATCTAAAAAGTAACATCATAGAACACTTTTCGAACATAAACGAAATTACGTTACCAGAAAACACGGAGGAGTGTTTCAAGGAATACATAGGTACTGATAAGGATTTGAACCACATGTGTAAGACATACATGAGCATAGAGAATCAATTTCGATCTATCGTCATATCTGATTTAAACGCGAGGTATAGAGAACTTCAATTTCAGGTAGACCTTCTCACTGAAGATAGAATGTTATGAAAAAAAATATTTTTTTTACTTTCTTTTTTTAGAAAAAAGTTTTGAAAATAAAAAAAGTTTTTTGTAATTAAATCATCATCGTAGCGATCTGACCCACGACCGCCTTCACGGGTGAAGGTGTGCTCATTTTCTGTTTCTTTCGTGCAATCTCGGAAGGTGTTCTCTTCCTCTTTTTACTCGGTTCGACTTTAGACTTTTTGGCACCTGATTTCGCGGCGCTCTTAGATGCCGGGCGCTTTGCTCCACCCATAGTGTTTCGTTTCACTTGTTCGAGTTTTCTCTTTTGTGCACTCGTTCGTTTTGCTACATCTGTTTTGCTCGAGTAAATTTCGTTTGCAGGTACACCTTTTACGCCTCTACACGAAGCTATTATGTATATGGCTTCCTTGTTTGGTTCTTCAGCTAGAAATGTGGATACGTTCTTTTTAGGAGGTGTGTATATTTTGTTTACATCCATCATGTTTACGTTCTTTTGTGTGTGATACTGTTTACCCAACCCATTTTTCAATCTCAATTCTGGTAATTCATATATACCCGTCCAATAATATGGGTCGTGGAATTGTAACAACGTGTCGGGGTACTGTTTGTTTTCTTCGACGACCGTAAACTTTTCGGGTAATTTAGAGAGAAGTGCGTTGAGACTCTGCCTCGTCGCGAGTTTTTTGGCGAGCGCTTCAGCGCCCTGATATGTTAACTGGTCGCCCAATTCCACGGGCAAAATGAGCATTTTGTTTTTTGGAACACTCTTTGTTCTCTGTTTAGTTGGTGAATAGTCTTTGCCGTGTGCTAACACGAAATAGACGGGTACTTCACCGCGTATGGCCTTCTTTATGAGAGACATCTTGAAATATACACACAAAATATTTCACACAGGCCAACTGGGCATGTCTTCAAATCTTCTATCGGTTGGATTTTTGGAATACAGTACACCCAAAGCAAAACCACTCACGGCAGACAAGAGTACTTTCTTCATTTATTTGTAGTCCCCAAAAAAATGTAGTATACTTATAAGATGTCTTCTGGCGATGAAGAACTGAGCATGAAATTCTGTGAGGGAAACCCCACGGACGAAAGGTGTTCTTGCTACAACGTCATGTACGCAGACTGCGAAAAGACGCCAGACATACCGGGGTGTAGAGAAGCTAACGCGTGGAAGAGTAGCATTTTGGAAGTAGTCCCAAAAAATGCGGCATTCGATTCCCAGAGAGAACTCGCTTCGCGTGAGATTGATTTGAGACGCCACTGTGGAACTGAGGTGTGTTCTAAGGACAAATACAGACCACCGGATTATAAGGATTTAGAAAACATGGGTCTCTGTACATTCCAATTGGATATATGCGCTTCGGACGTTCAAGTAGGTGAGTCCATGAATGCAAAGTACTTTAGAGACTGTAGCCTTAACGAGACACCGTTTATAGATTTGGATTCCGTGTATGGTCTCGATTCTTCCGTGATGTATGGTGGTGAGATAAGAACGGCTGAAAACGCGGCGTTCGTTGCTGCAAAGAACAAACTTCTTCAGTTGAAACTCAGACGCGAACAACGAGCCGAAGAGGAGGAGTACCGCGCAAAGAAAGAACTCGAAAGGGAAAAACAAATCGAGATTCAGGATGAAAAGTACGACGAAGACACTAAGAAAAAAAGAATCATGATAGTGGTTGGTTTGGCTGTATTGGCTCTGATAATCCTTGTTACAATTTTAAATCTTAGATAGTTATAAGATGTCTGAGATAGTGGACGAGGCCTTTTGTGCCAAGGAAGAGAATAAGACTGACGAGAGGTGCTCGTGCTACAACACGATATTCAGAGACTGTGAAACTGAACGAGACATACCAGGATGTAAAGAAGCCATGCAATACGTCGACGACACATTAGCGAACATTCCAGAAACTGTGGGTCCACACAAGGCTGTCGCGCGCCTCGAACTCATGCAAAGATTGTACTGTCCGGCTAAAGTGTGTGTAGGTACAGATAAATATAAACCGCCTATCATGGACGACCTTCGTAAGACATCGCCGTGTGGTTTCAAATTGAACATATGTTTACAAAACACGGAAATAAACACGGCTTTGGATACGGAGGTGTTTTCGGAGTGTAAGATCAACGAAAATTTCATAGGTACGGATCCATGGGAACTCGACTTTTACGATGAAGAAAAGGATGAAATAGAAGAAAATCAATCTAATAAAGACGAGAGAATGGAACTCCGTAAAAAAGAACTCGAAGAGAAACAAAAACAAAGAGACGAAGACGCTAAAAAATTCAATACCATGTTAGCGGCGTTCGGTGTCGTGTTTCTATGTATAGTTATATTAGTCGTATTACTCAAGTAATTAAATAATTTCTCAATCAATATAAATGGCATCGTCTGGGTTTGTAGTGCTTTTTATAATGATGGCGGTATGCGTCGCTTCAATTGTGGTCGCAGTACAGGTTGGTAACAAGTTCATAGCAAACATGGAAGCCTCTCAGGTCATGATAGAAAACGATGTAAGTAATTCAGAAAAGGAGAAGGTCGATCCATTATCAGTCGTGTTGCCTTCTGGTCTGAAAGCGTGTGAAGTAATGGGTGATTGGAAAGAATCAGGTGAATGTCTATCGAGTGGTATGATGGAATATACACAGACCATAAAGGATAACACAGATAACGGCACTGGGTGCCCAGATGGTATAGATAAAAAGATGATGGAGTGTTGTTACGAGAAAGGCAACTGGACGGATAAAACTTTCTGTATTAATGGCGAAAAGGAACAGAGACAGACTACGGTGAATTGTCCTATCAGTAAGAAGATTCGACGAGTTAGCTGTACCAAAGAGACTAACTGTAATTCAAATGGCAAAAAGATTGAGGTCACGAACGATTTAGACGGTAATGAAATCGCAAAAGAGGTAGATTGTTGCTACATAGGAGAATGGGAAAACGCGGGTCCGTGTGGTGTGCGCGGAGAACTACCACAGAAGAGACGAGTTGTGAACTGTAACCAATACATATCTAGTACTAGAAATGCGAAGTGTTGCGCCACTACACCTTGGGAAAACGTAGATAAGGTGTGTAGTAAAAATGGTAAAATGAAGCAACAGCGTCGTGTTTATAATTGCCCAAATGAACCCACGGAGAGGACTGTTAAATGTACTTATACGCCATGTAAAGTTTATTTATACGAAAATAAAAACCAATCTGGTATACGATCA